ATATCATTCATTAATTGGTTTATTTTTTTGTCTTTCGAAAACATGTATGATTCTTCTCTAAAATTTTTGATATTTTGCCATGCATCTTCTTTATTCATAACGCAATTATATGCACTTGAAATCATATCTCTTGTATTATTTTTTGCAATAAAACTAAAATCTGGCTTATATGGATATATAATTAGGTTTATATCTTCGTCTTCGTGTTCGTCTTCGTCTTCGTCTTCGTGTTCGTCTTCGTGTTCGTCTTCGTCTTCGTCTTCGTGTTCGTCTTCGTGTTCGTCTTCGTGTTCGTCTTCGTGTTCGTCTTCGTGTTCGTCTTCGTCGTCTTGTTCAATAGGTGGAGCAGGTGGCATATCTTTCGAATTCTGTGTGAATAGTTCTCTATCTGAAGACAATTCATCACCATGAAGTATTTCATCACAAGGAAACATTATATCGTGTATTTCGTTTGTATCTATTTCGCTATTCATTGTTGTAAGTTATATAATTCAATTGATAATACAATAAAAATAATAATAAAAATGTCATTCAATTTTATCTATTTATTCAATCGTGTGATGAATTCTTCTTGTGTAATTTCTGGAGCAACCATACGTGCTTGTAATTGTTCTCTTGTTAAATATAAATCTTTTAGATCACTTGTTTGATATCCACTTGGTTTAGAATTATCTACAAATGAATTTGAAATATATGGTGTCGAATAAGAATTATTTTCTAAATCAGCATATCTTTTTATATAACCAGCATCAGTGGCAGATTGAGTGCAATTATATTTCATAATATCTTTGGCATTTTTTATCATATATTGACGATATTGCCAGTTTGTTTCAACATTAATTTCTTTTAATAGATGTGAATTCAAAACCGCTTCAGGTTGCCATGAAGCAGTGATGGTGCGTCCATCCATCATTAATGGCGGAAAATCATCATATTTATTGTTGGAATGATAACCTAATCTTGATTGTGGTATTGTTTCTTTTACATTTGGATATGCTACATCATATTTTTGAGGTTCTGATAACATTATATTATATATACATTATTTATTTTTTATTTTTTGAAGTTCTCATTTATTTACGGGTTTTCATAAGAGCCATAAAAATGCATAATGAGATACTGTATTCATTTATTACAATTGTTTTTATTGTTCTGATTGTTCTAAAAGTTTAATCAAATCATTTTTTTTTAATTTTTTTGTATCTGTTGCTAAACCACGTGAAATTACCATTGTTCTCAAATTATTCGTATCCATTTTTTTATAATCAAGTGTAATTACATCTTCATTGTTTGGTTCATCAATATATTCATTATCGTCCTCATTTACTTCATCAACTTCATCGGCCTCATTTAGTTCATCAACTTCGTCGACTTCATTTAATTCGTCTAAATTATTTTCACTATTAAAATCAATGTTTATAATTTTAATCGGTTGTTCATATTCATTATCTGATACAATTATTTTTTGAAAATGTACTAGGTTATCATTATCATCAGGAATATCTATTTCAATATCATCATTTTCATCGTCGTCATCCATGTCATCGATATCATCGATATCATCAATATCAACATTATTATGAAATTGTTTAAATATTTCTCCTAAATTATGGTCTTGATTAAACATCATTGTTTCATTATTTGGGTTACAATTCATTTGTGTATTACAATTCATTTTAATAGTTCTCAATTCCTTTACAATATTATTCATAATATCAAACATAGTATCACATTTTTGTTCTAAAACATTGATTCGCCCTTTAAAATGATATACTAACATCATGATTAATACAAATGTTATGGCTAAACTAATAAAGAAAAAGGTTTCCAATATATTAAAAAATCCCATTTATAATAAAAAAATAAAATATATATAAAAGTCAAACGAAGAATCTATATTTTTCTATATAAGATATATATCTTTATATTATAGAAATGGATAATCCTACATTTGAATCGCCACCACAAATAAGTGAATCAAGTGGTTCTTTTAAAAATATTATTATAATTATTTTAGCTGTTATTTTATTTTTATCGCTTTTAGGAATAAATGTATTTACTATTTTTGGAAATATTCTTCAATATATCATTAATGTATTTAATCCTGTTTTATCTAAAGGACTCTCTGATTTAGGATATGCATCTGGAACAGTGATAGATAAATCATCTGATGTTTTAGCAGATGCATCAAAAGTTGGAATTGATATCGCACATGATACAGTTCAATCTGTTGGCGAATTATTAGTTAAAGCAAGTGGTAAATCATCGGATTCTAGTAATATCGATGTTGCAATTAATCAACCACCAACAACCTCACCAAATCCACCGAATCCAGATACCAGCACAAGTCCAATTCAAACATCACCTGCATCATCAAAAAATCAATGGTGTTTAGTAGGGGAATATAACGGTGCAAGAGGTTGTGTTGGCGTTGGTGACCAAGACAAATGTATGTCTGGACAATTATTTCCAACACAACAATTGTGTTTGAATCCTACATTTACACAAAGATAATTAGGAGAACATTTGGTTGTTTACATTATTAAGAAAAATAGACAAAAACAAAGATAATATGTTTGTTTGAAAATATAATAAATAATAGATATTATTTATTATAATATGATAATTTATTGTTTGAATTTGGAATTAAACAGGATTTTTTTATATGTATGTTCTCAAAATAATAAATCAGATGAACACATTTTATTAGAAGCAGAAATATATTATAATTATTTACAAAAATACAAACCGATTTCAATAATAAAAAAAATAGAAACGGCGATTGATAATGATGATAATGATAAATTATTAGATATATATGTCAAAGAAAATATGATATGTGGAATTAATACTGTTCATGAAGAACATTGCTGTTTTCAAGATTTAACATTATTCAAATTGGACAAAATCAGACATTGTAAAAATGCAAACAATGAATATGTCGAAAACCTAATTACAAAATATCTTTGTAAAAATAGAACAATGGAAGAAATTCTCTTTGAAAAACAAGAATTAGAAAATACTCTTGAAAAATATAAAAAAGAAAAACAGGAGTTGGAAAATATTTCAATCGATGGTTCTCAAATTATCGAAAATATTCGATGGATAAAAGAAGCATGTTCTCGAAATATGAATAAAAATGAAAATGAAAATAAATTTATAAATAAAAAGGAAAATATAAATAGGTATCGAAATATTTTATTTTTATTAAATCAAGTATATACTATTTTGACGTCGAGTTCGAGTTTTTCAACATATTCCAAAAATATAAGTGATATTTATATTAAATATCCGAAATTTTTATTAGACGATTTTTTCTGTCATTGGCATCGTATACATTTAGAAGAATATATGAAAGAAGTCGAAATATTTTGTTCGATTTATGAAGAAATGACAAATGTAATTATACAAAAAATGAAAGAAATTGAATCAAATATAAAAACATATGATGATGATTTGGAATGGAAAATCTCAAGAGCATTGTATATGTTAAATAAAGAATATACAAATCTTATGTTTCAATAATACTTGGAGTTTGATAAGGATAAATAGTCATACTCGAACTAATCTTTCCAGTCGAAGTAGTCGAAGTAGTCGAAGTAGTCGAACCAGTAGAACCAGTAGAACGAGTAGGTCCAGTAGGTCCAGTAGGTCCAGTAGGTCCAGTAGTTCCAGTTGAACCAGTAAAACCAGTAGTTCCAGTAGTTCCAGTAGTTCCAGTAGTTCCAGTAGTTCCAGTAGTTCCAGTAGTTCCAGTAGTTCCACTTGAACCAGTAAAATCAGTAGTTCCAGTATCTCCAGTTGTTCCAGTTGAACCAGTAAAATCAGTAAAATCAGTAAAATCAGTAAAATCAGTAAAATCAGTAAAATCAGTAAAATTAGTAAAATTAGTAGGTCCAGTCGGTCCAGTAGAACCAGTAGAAATAGTAAAATTAGTAGGATCAGCATTAAAAAAAATTGTTGTTGAAGTAACATTGCTACTTGTTGAAAATGTAATCTCGGGTTGAATATCAAATATAAATCCTTTTTGAAAAGGTAATTTTATATTTGTTATTTTTAATAATCCTAAATAATATGTTCTCGAGGGCAATGATGATGAAGTAATATTAAATGTTTGACTATAATTATCGTTTATAGTATTAGTAATAGTGCTATATCTTACAGTGTTGTTATTAAATATTATATTTGTTGAAATCTTACTTATAGTAAAAATCATATCTCCACTTCCAATAATATGTAATGAAATCGGTGTAGTAATCGTAAATGTTTTATAACGAACATCAGAATAATAAATAAAGATACATGCAATAATTGCATTTAGTTTGTTAGTATTGTCAGCATTATTACTAGATGAAACATTTGAAATTATATTGCTATTCCATATATCGTTATCATAATAAGGAGTCGTTAAAACACCATAATTTGTATCAATCATAGTATTATTATAATTATAAAGAGGAACATTCACATCTTCATATAAATCTATTATAGGACCAGGAACATCAGATGATGAAGATGGTGTTTTTATATTTACTGGACATGATTTTACTTTATTGTCAACAATATAATCTTTTGCATATGTTCTTTGTTGATATTTACCACTCACCGCTTGTGTATATATTTCGGCTTTTGTAAGATTGTTTGTTTGTGTGCTAGATTTATTTGATTTATATTTCAAAATTTCGACTTTTCTTCTCATATCTAATTCAAATTTTGTGAAATTTTTACCTGTATTTATATTAATTCGTTCATAAGGATTATTCGATAAATTATCAAATCTTATTGGTGGTATATTAAATATTTGAAATCGTGTTCTTTGTATAAGCATATTTTGATAAGCAGGATCATTACATATATTGTTGATGTTGGTCATATTATAAAATAATCAAATATTTTATAATAAAAGTGTGATGTATATTCAAGAATATACCAGCAAAAAAACACATAAATATCGAAATCAAGTGTTTAGTGTTTATACCAGTGAAGATTTAAAATGTCCCATTTTAATTCTTCAAGGGTTTAAAACGCCTATTATGGTTTAATGTAAAAAACTATTATACCAAGATGTGGAAATAGTATTTGGAATAATTGCTGAGAACGGATTGTTCGATTTAATATCTTTCTGATTCGGTCCATTTTGAACAATCGTATTAATTTCTACAACAGTCAATGCTTTATCAAAATATTGTAAATTAGATAATGTTCCATTAAATCCACCAGAAGGACAAACATTTACATTATAAAAGTTCTGTTTTGGAACATTCATAAGATTCTGTCTTTTTACAAGAGTTCCATTAATATAAATATCAATGTATGTATTTTGACATCGTATTGCTAAATGAAAATATGTATCTGTTGGTAAATTTTCTATCTTAATAATAGGACTATTTGTATTATTATTTATAGCGGGACTTGAAGGTGTATCTATCAAAATATGTAATGTATTGGGACCATTAGGACTTGTATCTGTCTTTTTACCAAAATATACTCCAGGACAATTATTAATAGAACAATAGGATAACTCTGGAGTGCTAATATCACCTTTTACAAATACTGGACTATATTTATCATTATAAATACTATCTTTATAATTTAACCATACAACCCATGTAAATTCTATACCGCTTGGTCGATTATTGGAGCGAATGATTGTTTTAGATGTTGTATCTGATGGGTTTTGTGGTATTGAAATTAGGGTTGTTCCTTGAACCTGACCATTTATCAAAAATGGATTACTCGGGACAGCAATGAAATAACTGATTAAATAAACAACAATGTAAAAAAGTATTATATAAATAATAACAACCAAAATGAGAAAAACGACTTTTGCAATAATTCCATTTGAATCCAAAAAAGATTTATCTGTTGTTTCTACCATTTTTGGTGATGAAAAATCATTAATTGTATTTGTTAAAACATCTTTTGCACTATTCATTGCATTTTTTGCACTATCCATTATATTTTCTGCATTATTCATTATATTTTCTTTTGTTAGGGCATTCATATTAAATATATATAATACTAAATATAATATTATATATTTATTTTATTTAATAATGTGAAATATTATTCACATTATACTCTCATTATATATCGATAAATAAAATCCATATCACGAAAAAAGACAGACGTTGTCGATACCATTCAATTATATTATCTAAAAAACTTTCATTACATAATTATCTGTTCCTTTTTTCAGATTTACATCCATATGATATGGAGAACCCCATATATTTGAATATCCATTACCTTTCATATAATTGTTATAAATATCACCAGCGCTTGAAGGATAATCCCATCTAGACAAACCAGTAAGAAATATAGGACTTCCATCTACTCGTGTTTGATTTGTATTTGAAATCATAGACGTTACACCAGCAGTAGTTGAACTTCTAGTAACCACTGTTCCTTTTGCACCAAATGTGAATGCTGGTCCAGCATCTTTTGCTTCGTTGTTTTCTGCTGAATTCGAAAAAACACCATTAGTTACTTTTGTTGCTGAAACAAAACGTCCATTGATATAACATTCAATAAATGTCGAAGATACAGATACAGTAACATATGTCCATGATTGAATAGGAAATGACTCACTTGTATTGTTAATTTTAATGCGTTGATATCTTCCTATTTCTGTAGTTTTTATATTACAATATAAATCTGGAGTATTTGTATCCATCTCTAAAAAGAATCGATTGTCTCCTTTACCATACATTAAAAATGCACCAACTGTATTGTTACTTGTAAAATTAGATATGTATATCCAAACACTAATCGTATAATTTGCACTATATGGATTTGTAATGGAAGAACTTTTTACGGATACTGGTAATTGTGTTAAATCAATATTTTTTCCAATTACAGGAACTGCTGTTACAACAGTATATATATAATATGCAAGTAATAAAACAACAATTCCTAAAATAATAATTAAAATATTCATTTATATATTATATATAATATATTTTATTCAAGTCATATTGGTTTATTTCATAGTTAAAAGATTATAAGTAATAAAATAACAAATGCTACTAAAATAAGAATAAAAAGATTCATTTATATATTGTATTCATTTATATATTGTATTCATTTATATATTCTATACAATAATGTTTTATTCAAATTATATTGGTGGATTTTGTATAGTCAAAAGATTATAATTATATGTAATTGCTAATTGTGACAATGGTTTTTTGTAATATACTATATTACAAATAGAACCATAAAGACCATCTTTTGTGGTAGTTTCTCCAACCATCATTATATCAGAATCTTTAAAAATAGGTATTTCATCATTTTTGAATGTATATGACCGTTCTAATCGACCATTAATAAATATATCTACAGAAAATGTTTTATTGCTCATATATTTCGTGCTTATATCTGGGTTTACATCGATTATATCACTACCTACAAATGAGTCGTTTATCCAATACCCTTGTTTTAAAATTTTATTGGCATTATCGGTTAGTGTTCCATATCCGTGTTTAACACCATCTTTAATATCTCCTGAATATTTATTTTCGTTGGCGGATATTGCATGAATTTGCCCTTTTCCCGAAAAATCATCTGTTTTAGTTTCATCATATACAATACGATGTGTTTGTGCATCATTAAACCATATACCATCTTCTACCGTTCCACTAGAATATGTCGTATATGTCCCTAAACCAGATCTTTCATTGTTTAACCATTGCCCTTCATAAATGTCTTTTGTAGTATAAATATGTTTTCCATATCCATTTCGAACAGTTGTTCCATCATTATTTGTTTTTAGTTGTCCTTTATAAACTCCATCAGTATATATTTTTTTTTTTAAAGTATTTTCTGGAATTTCAGGTTTTGATGTTACATAATTTATTACAAAATTATTCCATTTTTGTAATGGTAATGAAATTTTATATTTCGTTGTTCCAACTTGCATAATAAAATCATTACTTCCATGTTCGTTATTTAAATACGATATTTTTATATGCGGTCTATTAATCAATACTGGGTTTTTATTATAATAATTATAAATGACAGTTTCTTTTGTATAACTTTGTTTTGTATTTGGCATAGAATTCAAATATATCCACATCGAAATGGCGAAATTAGAGTCAGAACCTTTCAACACTTTTGGTAGAGTGATTTCCGTATCCAACATTACAGGGTCTGATAAAACAACCGTTTTTTCAGGTAAAGCCTTGTTATTTATTATAGGGATAATAAAGAAATACATAATTATTAAAAATATTTCAATAATAAATAATATTAAAACGGTATTCGATGATGTATTATATTCACTAATAATCTCTTTTACAAAATCTCTTATTAAACAAGGAATATAAAATAATAAATTCGCAAAAAATCCTGTCCATCCATTTAATTTTCTTAAAGTTTCTGAGAAAATAGTAAATATAATTGACAATCCAATAAGAATTAATAATATAATAATTGTATTTAATAAATAATTATTGAAAATATATGCTGAAACTTTTGTTTTCAAAAAATAATAAATAGTAAATATAAAAGTGCAAAAAAAAAGAGAACCAAAAATAATTAATGATGCGAAATCTCTTTCGAACGAAGTAAAGACGATTAATAATAATATAAATATAATTGGAACTACAATGGTAATAATATTATATGCAACATTTTTCGTAAATGATTTTTCATTAGTTGATGCTAAATATATTTGATAATACAAATAAATAACAACAATACAAATGAATATATATGATGCGATTATAGCCACCGAGTTTGATAGTTTATATCGCAGAGTTATCGGTTTTTTTATTATTTCATTCATTCATAAATATATAATGAATCTATATTATAATTTATAGATTTTCTATAGTTGTTTTTTTTCCATGACAATCACGACATAAAGCCACAAGATTATCCACATGATTACTACCACCATGCTCAAGACGTATTTTATGGTCGACTTCAAACCATGCATTTAATTGGTCTTGACAATCACCGCATTTCCATCCTTGTCTTGAAGCAACAAATTTTTTCTTTGTTTCACTAACAGAACGTTTGACTTTTCCTTGAGTTTGGCCAGTTCCTTGATTATTTCCTGACATCATTATTTTTCGTTCAGAATTGGATAAATGAATATGTTGAACAGGTAAAACAGGTGTTTGAGAACCTCCATATTCATATTGGTCTTGATAAAAATTTTGTTTGGATGTGAAATCTAATATGGGACTTATTATACTTGCGGTATTTTTATCAATTGGCATATATTTTAAATAATCATTCGTGGTTGTTAACATAGAACCCATAGATAAAGGATTTTTCTTTATTAAATAATAAAAGATTAATCCACCAATAGCGATTCCAATCATTTGATAATATTTTTTGAATTTGAAAACCATTTTTAAATATTTTCCATCTGTATATAAATTTGCTATTAATAATGCCGTAACTATGAATATAAATATTTCTATTCTCATTTATTATATAATTATATAATTGTTTGTCCTTTTACGTACACCTTCGATTTTTGATTGTACACCTTCGATTTTTCCTTGTATCTATTTTTCCTTGTATCTATTTTTCCTTGTATCTATTTTTCCTTGTATCTATTTTTCCTTGTATCTATTTTTCCCAATACAAATAAATAAAAAGGAAACAGAAAAAAATCAATGCAGCAACAAGGAAATATTTCTTCACAATAATTCGTTCAGATACACAAATCGGTTTTGGTCGATAAAGAGATAAATAAGAATCGATTGCTTCAGCATATGAAATTTCTTCTTTTCCCAATGAATCATTTATTTTATTATGAATAAAATGAACCCATTTTACAAAAGATTCACGATTGTCTAAATAAGGAGAAACTGGATATTTATCTAGTAAATTGCTAAATTTATGTGCTATTTCCGAATTTGGAATGAAAATCGGCAGATTAGAAATGAAATCATAATATTTACGTTTTACAACAGCGTTTACATTATCTGGATATGAAAGTGCTAATGTCATTAAAAAAAACCAATAATACGGACCCCATACTTCTGAATTGAAAACAATATTTTCTTCATGAAATTTTGTTGCCATACAAAAAACTATATAGAAGTATTGGATAATAATATTATAGTTTAATAGTAAAAAAAATGAATAATTATTGTAGTAATTGCGGAAAAGCTGGACATTCATATCATCAATGTAAAATGCCGATAATAAGCATTGGTATTATAGCATTTAAATATGATGAAAAAGACAATCAATATCGTTTTTTAATGATAAGAAGGAAAGATACTTTAGGATTTATGGATTTTATACGTGGTAAATATTCTATTTATAATAAAGAATACATTATAAATTTATTGAAAGAAATGACAGTTCAAGAAAAAGAAAAATTAATCCAAAATGATTTTGATACAATATGGAGTGATATATGGTGTAATAATCTAATATCACAACAATATAAAAATGAAGAAAATATCTCACTTGATAAATTTAATGCTCTTATTTCTGGTATAATGACACACAATGAATCATATACATTAGAAGAATTAATAAATGTGTCAAATAATGGTTCAATATGGAATGAAGCGGAATGGGGGTTTCCAAAAGGAAGACGTAATAATAATGAGACAGATATGGCTTGTGCGATTCGTGAATTTGTGGAAGAAACAGGGTATTCACAAAAAAATTTACACAATATTGAAAATATTATGCCATTTGAAGAGATATTTATGGGGTCAAATTATAAATCTTATAAACATAAATATTATTTGATGAAAATGGATGAAAATATTACTGCTATACAACAATTTGATAAAACTGAAGTCAGTAAAATAGAATGGAAAACATACAATGAATGTATTGAATGTATACGTCCATATAATTTAGAAAAAAAAGCACTTATTCAAAATATATATAAATGTCTTATTGGTTGTAAATTAGCATAAATATATTTTGTCAATATATTGTAAGAATCTTATAATATATGGATAAAAAACGTTGTCCAAAAGGAGAAAGGAAGGACCCTAAAACAGGAAAATGTATTAAAATGAGTGATGAATTAATTAAACATAAACAATCCTTGCGAAATAAAAAAAAAGGTGTTATTGTTGATGAAAATAATAATAAAATAAAACCAGCTAGAAGAGTTACAAGAAAAAAAGCAATTAAATTAGACATAATAGATGAAAATATGGAAAGTCCAGTGGTGGAAAGTCCAGTGGTGGAAAGTCCAGTGATGGCAACTCCAGTGGTGGAAAGTCCAGTGGTGGCAACTCCAGTGGCAACTCCAGTAGAAAGTCCAGTTGAACAAATAATAACAACTGTCAAAAATGTAATATCATCTGTTACAAATGTATTATTACCATCGAAAGAATCAACACCATTAACACCATCACTTATAGAAGAACCGTCGAAAGAATCAACACCATTAACACCATCACTTATAGAAGAACCGTCGAAAGAATCAACACCATCAACCCCATCACTTATAGAAGAACCGTCGAAAGAATCAATCCCATCACAAGTGATAATAAAAACAAATGACAAAAATGATTTTTTATTAAAAAAGGAAAAATTAGAATATAACGCTTTATTAAAACAACAAGACACAGAAACATATTTATATCCGACATTAGATGATCCAGATTTCAATTATAAGATTGCTAGAAGACAAGAATTTGCAGATACGAAATATGATGGTAAAATCACAAATATAAGAGAACAAGCCGATATATTATGTAAAAGCAGTTTCGAATTAATGCCACATCAACTTTTTGTGAAAAATTTCCTATCATTTCAAACACCATATAATAGTTTATTATTGTATCATGGATTAGGTTCAGGTAAGACATGTAGTGCAATCGGTATAGCAGAAGAAATGCGAGGATATATGAAACAAATCGGTTTTACAAAAAAAATAATTATTGTTGCATCACCTAATGTTCAAGACAATTTTCGTCTTCAATTATTTGATGAACGAAAATTAGAATTAATGCCAGACGGTAATTGGAATTTGAATACTTGTATTGGAAATGCATTATTACATGAAATTAATCCAACAAATTTGAGAGGATTAACAAAAGAAAAAATATCATCACAGATACGTTCATTAATTAATAATTATTATGTATTTATGGGTGATAAAGGCGAATTTGCAAATTATATTAAAAAAGTGACTTTTATACCAGAAGATGCAGGATTATCAGAAAAAGATGCGAATATTTTGAGAACAAAAAAGATTAAATCACATTTTAATAATCGACTTGTAATTATAGATGAAATACATAATATTCGTATTAGTGATGCAAATAAAAATAAATTAACATCTATTTTATTAAATGAAATTGCAAAAAAAAGTGATAATATGAGATTACTATTACTATCTGCAACCCCATTATATAATTCATATAATGAAATTATATGGCTAGCGAATTTATTAAATGCAAATGATAAACGTGGATTAATCAAAAATGAAGATGTATTCAATAATGATGGGACATTTATCGAAGGAGACCTAAACAAAGGGAAAGAATTATTAATTCGTAAATTAACTGGTTATATATCATATGTTAGAGGTGAGAACCCTTATATATTTCCATATAGAATTTATCCATCGACATTTGATGAAGACAATTTGATTACAGGAAAGAATTATCCTACAATACAAATGAATCAGGCTCAAATAATAGAACCTCTTCAATATGTTCCTGTTTATAAAAATGGAATAGGAGAATATCAATCAAAAGGTTATCAATTTATTATAACCTATTTAGGATTAAAAACAAATAATGTTACAGATAAGCGAGGAAAAACAAGAATTATGCCATCTTTCGAGAACATGGAAAGTTTTGGATATACACTTTTATTGGCACCGTTAGAATCACTTATTATGGTATATCCTAATCCCAAACTAGATGTAATGATACAAAAGAAACTGGATTTAGATAAAATAAATCATGTTTTAGATTTGGAAACATTTGACCAAGAAGAGAACAAAGAAATTATTAAATCAATTATTGGTAAAACTGGTTTATCAAATATTATGAAATATGAAACATCATATGATCCCGTTCCAAAAAGAAGCAAATTTGAATACAAAAAAGATATTTTGAAAAAATATGGCGAAATCTTTTCTCCAGAACATATACACAAATATAGTGCAAAAATATCAAATATTTGTAATATAATAAAGAAACCATCAAAAGGTATCATTATAATATATTCTCAATATATTGATGGTGGGGTTATACCAATGGCATTAGCACTTGAATCTATGGGGTTCTCTAGATATGCTTCGACTCAATCTCATAATGTTAATTTATTAAAATCTATTAATAATGTCAATTCTAAAAAAGAATTGATTGATTCTTTAACAATGAAACCGAAATCACAAATGCAAACATTAACCGAATTTAAACCAGCAAAATACGTAATTATAACAGGTGATAAAGATTTTTCACAAAATAATAATGATGATATTAAATATGTTACAAATAAAGAGAATACAAATGGAGAACTTGTAAAAGTAATAATTATTTCTAGAGCAGCCTCAGAAGGATTGGATTTTAAAAATATACGTCAAGTTCATATTTTAGAGCCTTGGTACAATATGAATCGAAATGAACAAATTATAGGACGAGGTGTCCGTAATTTAAGTCATTGTAATTTACCATTTGAAGAACGTAATGTTGAAATATATCTACATGGAACAATTCTCGATAAAGATGAGGAAGCAGCCGATTTATATGTATATCGAAGTGCGGAAAAAAAGGCCGTTCAAATAGGCCGTGTTACACGAATATTAAAAGAAATATCGGTCGATTGTCAACTAAATATTTCACAAACAAATTTTACAGAAGAAAAATTATTAGAATTTGTTGAGAACCAAAATATAAAAATTAATTTGTCATCTGGAAAAACTGTGCCATTTAAAATAGGCGATTCACCATTTACAGATATATGTGATTATATGGATAATTGTAGTTATCAATGTATAAAACGCAATGAATTACCTGAATTAAGTGATAATAATATTATAAAAACAACATATGAAGAACCATTTGTAAAGAATAATTCTATCATTATTATGAAAAAAATTCGTGATTTATTTTTGGAAAAAGTAATATATAAACGAGAACATTTAATAAATGCAATAAATCATGTTAAAAAATATCCAATTGAACATATATATTATGCATTAACTCGATTTATAAATAATAAAACATATGAATTAACAGATAAATATGGACGGTCAGGATATTTAGTTTCACGTGGTAATTATTATGTATTTCAACCGAACGAAATTATGGATGAATCGGCATCTATATTTGAAAGATCAATACCTGTAGATTATAAACATACAAGTTTAAAAATGGAATTACCGAAAGAAATCAAAATAATACCGAAAGAAATTCTTGTGCCAAAAGATATTATTCAGAAAGATGTGCTTCTTCAAAAAGAACAACAAGAAATAATGGAACCATCAACTGTGATAGGTTCATATGAAGATATTATGAAAAAAGTAATAAATGTAATGAAAATAGTATCTGAAAAAAATATTTCTGTAAAGGCATCCGATAAGAATTGGTATAAACATGCAAATGTAGTTATTCCTGAATTATTAGGTATTCATGAAATTCCAGAGGATCTTGTAAATAAATATATTATTTATCATTTTTTAGATTATTTACATATTAATGAAAAATTAATTATTGTATCGAATATTTATTCTCCAGAATATAAAAATAAAAATGGTTATGAAAATATTTTTAAACTATATTTTGATGATTTATTGATTGAAAATGATGAGAACGAAAAAGCCATTATTTTATCTAACGGAGAAACAAATATATTATATGTAGAGAATGAGGATGGTAAATGGAATGAAGCAGAATATACAGATAAAGAATCGTTCAAAATGCATAGATCGAACAAATTTATTATTCCAAAAGAACGCATAAATAAAACAGAAATCGGATTTATGAGTCCATTTAAAGCGAAAGAATTGTCGTTTAAAATAAAAGATATGACACAAAAACGTAATAATAAAGGGGCGAAATGTGAAGATGCATCGAAACCAGTAATTGCACAAAAAATAGGTATTATATTAAATGAACATGGTATTTATTCAGGAACTTCTATAGAAAAACCCGATTTATGTGTTATTTTAGAGATTCTTATGAGATGGATAACAGAACAGAATAGTATAAAAGGCGGTAATGGTATAATTTTATTTTTTGGTCCTGAACAATCAAATGAAATGAATATTACAAACTTGAGAATTATATAATGTTGTAATCCTTCGTATAATATAAATAAAAATATTATATTATATTATATGCATGCAATATATTCTATATATATTTTAATTTCTTCGTTCTCACTTTCCGCAATAACAATATTTATTATTTGTTATATAAATAATAAACCATTTATAAATCCAGAAAAACGAATAGAACGAATAAAAGATATTGGTAAAAATATGATAATTTTAACATTTAAATCTTTTGGAATGATATATATTGTTTCAGAAAATATTATTCTATATAGAGAACATTGTAATATTTTTGAATCATTGTTCTCAATGATACAAATATGTTTTTTTATAGAAGCCAATTATTATATGTATCATCGTATTATTCATAAATATCATTATATAGAAGTGCATAAAAAACATCATGAAAATGTTATTGTATATCCATTTGATACATTTTTTTTAACAGACGTCGATGAAATTGCTTTCATGTTTTCATTACTATTTCCTTCTGTCTTCATAAAAATATCAGTTATTGAACAAAGTCTAATTATATATATGTATATAACAACATCTCTTATATCACATTCCAATATATATTGGAAACATCATTATATTCATCATAAATTACCTTGCTATAATTATTGTTTATTATTTCCCATTTTTGATATTCTTTTTGGAACGTATAAAAAAGAAACGTATAAAATTGAATAAAACAATATAAATATATATATCTATTATATAATTAGCATGAAAAAACAAAATACCAAATATATTACGACTGATGAAAAACGTATTATATATGAACCATATATTTCGTCTATTTTGAATATGAAGATCGTTTTGCCGATTTCGGAAGTTGGTAAAAATCTCAAACAAAATTTAGAACATATGATAGTTCATAAGACAGAAGGAAAATGTATTGTCGAAGGATTTATTCGTCCACAATCTGTTCATATATTGACATATTCATCGGGAAAAGTTGTTTCTGGGTTAGTTGAATTTCAAGTTACATTTGAATGTATGGTATGTCATCCAGTAGATGGTATGTTAGTTGAAGTCATCTGTAAAACGGTAACTAAGGCTGGAATTCATACAGAAGTTATTGATAGAGAAAAAAATGTACCAATCACAGTGTTTATAGCACGAGACCATCATATAAATAATTTCAAATTCGAAAAAATTGTGGAAAACTCAAAATTAGTTGTAAGTATTATTGGTATTCGATTCGAATTAAATGATTCGAATATTTGTGCTATTGGCAAATTAGTTGATATTATATAAGAATGTTATAAAGATATTATATAAAGATAATACATAATGAATTTTGTAAGAAGTATCATAAAACATATTATTTATAGTTCAAAGGAATTGCCAAAACCTCTTGGTAGGTGGAGAATGGAAAATTGTAATAATAAAACAAATAATAAAGTCGATTTATCAAATGAAGACCATTGTGGTCCTTGTGGACAATATAGGTTAGAAAAATTAGATCTACCATTAGATGTAACATTATCAAAAGAAAAACATAATGAATCGACAAAATAAAAATTGATTTTTTATGTAAATAATGTAAATAATATAAATATATTATATTATTCATTCTAATAATAATATATGGATTTGGAAAAAATGAAAAGTATTATTGAAGAATTACCAAAACATCATCAAATCGAAATCTTGAAAATAATTAAAAATAGTTCATCTACGATTAATGAAAATAAAAGTGGTATTTATATAAATATGTCTTTTTTGCCAGAAAACACTATACAAGAATTGATTTGTTATATTAAATATGTCCAAGACCAAGAACAGGTATTGACCCCTTTAGAATGCCAAAAAGATGGATTCAAAAATTCGTTTTTTACGCCCTTAAATCCTTGAACACTTGAACACTTGAACACTTGAACACTTGAACACTTGAACACTTGAATATATATCAATAATTATATAAAGATATGATTTTATATTATATATAATATAAAATCATAATTGTTATGACATATAGGGAATTAAATCAAATTTTTTATCAATATAATAAATTTGATAGTCCAAATGAAATAAATAAATTAGAATCATTTTTTTATGATATGCATATAATACCATCGAATATAAAGTCGAACGAAGAAAAGCTTGTTCCTATTCCAAAATCGAAAGAAGAAAATCTTGTTCCTATTCCAAAATCGAAAGAAGAAAAGCCAATGCCTATTCCAAAGTCGAAAGAAGAAAAGCCAATGCCTATTCCAAAATCGAAAGAAGAAAAGCCAATGCCTATTCCAAAATCGAAAGAAGAAATCAAAATGTTTGAACCAAAACAGAAGGATAGCATTTTTTGGTGTATATTTATTTATATATATGGTTACAGTGAATATCGAACAATTGGTTCAAGATATGGAAATCGAGAATTAGAAGAAAAACAAAAAATGATTACTTATTTTAAAGAAAATTCGAAATGTTTAAAAACAACCAATCATAAGATTACCAACGGTAATATTCAAGAAATATATTCAGAATATCTTTCATTTCAAAATGAAACAACATTAATGGGTGTTATTGGATTAGTAGTATATTATAATATTCGTATTTTACTTGTTGATTCATCAAAGAATATATATCTTGATTATCACACAAATGATACATCAACACCAATAAAAACATGTATATTGTATAAAAATAAAGGTATTCGTGGACAGACAAAATATTGTTTTGATATGTCGATGGATGAAAATAAAGAAAGTGATGAAAAAATAAAAAACACAATGCTATGTTTAGAACATTATACAAAACCATTGAAGGCTATATCAACATATAAATCATGTGACTTAGATGAAATTGTTAAAAAACTGAATATCAACGATGAATCAATCAAGAAAATAAAAAAACAGGAATTATATAATAAAATAGTGGAACATTGTGGAACATTTTAATTTGAATTTGAAATTTTATTTTTATTATTCAAATGCGTAAAATTGATTAGAATCAGTATAAATAAGAAAATAATATATACATTTATTATATATTATTTTATGAAAAGCCAACAAGCCGAAATAATGAATCATAATGAAAAAAAAGAAGATCCAATTGCCACCGATAAAAAACGAATGGATATTGCCAAAGAAGATTTTAATAAACGTTTGAAACAATATTTAGATGGTGGTAATCCAATGTTTCGAGGCGATAAAAAAGAGAATGAATTTGAAATTCGTTTTGGAACAAATACACAGAGTGGACGACAATTATCAAAAATAAATTATGATAATGTTGTAAAACAGCTTCTTTCGAATGGGTTTAAAACAGATAATCAAAACGGTATTCAAATGCTTCGTATTAATTATCAAGATTCTCTTACAGATGAACGAAAAATGTCAAATATACGTGCAGAAATAGTAGGAATTGATTTAATACAAGAATATTGTAGAACTAACAGTATCCAAAAAATATCAGATATGACATCAAATGTAATGAACAAACTCAAATTTACAAAAAAAAGCTCGACAAAAGACACAAATGATAATTGGCAAAAACCGATTGATATGTTCGATATGAATTTTCGTGTTTCATATCAATTAGAACAATCATTTGGTGTTCAAGTTCCATTTATTAAATCTGTAGTAGATAAATGGTCTGACCACAAAAAAACATTTCGATTATTGAATCGTGTTCGATTTGAACATCCAGATTTTCCTATATTTGCCGATTTAAGTATTATTCGTTCGTCTAAAAAATTTTCAAAAAATGTGGGAGTAGGAGTAGGAGGAGGAGCCGATATGGCAGGACTTGATGGACTAGTTGTAGGTGGTGCAGAAAGGCGATTTATACCGATGGGAACAAATGTGCCAGTTCCAAGATATACCATTCAAGAAGCGGGTGTATTTGAGAATGTAGAAACATATGAAATTGAATTAGAAATTAATAATGAAAAAGTTGGTAGTGGAACAATATATAATACACCAGAAAAAGTTATGAATGTTTTGAGACAATGTATTCGAATTGTTTTATGTGGAATTCAACAATGTTATTATCCAATTTCATTTACGGAACGTGATATTGTATTAAATTCATATATGAAAACAATCCGTAATAACGATAAAGACTATCAATATAAAAAAATAAAAATAAATGATAAACGTGAATTCTTCTCCAATTTCTCTTTTATTGGTCCAGGCTCAATAACATTACAACGAGAACATATATTACCAAAGAAAGAAGGATCGTTATATGCCAATGTATTGGAAAATTATACGGTTACTGATAAAGCAGATGGAGAGCGTAAATTGCTTTTTATTAATGAAGAAGGACGAATCTATCTTATAGATAATAATTTCAATGTGGAATTTAGTGGTATGAAAACGGAAGAAAAAACAATATACAATAGTATTTTAGATGGAGAACATATAAAAACCGACAAAAATGGAGAACCGTTGAATTTGTATGCAGCATTTGATGTATATTATATAAATAATAAAAGTGTTCGAGAGAAATTATTTTATCCGGATTTAGAAGGAGAATTAGAAAACAATTATCGTTTACCTTTATTACAACAACTCGTTAGTTCATTAAAACCATCTTCTATTGTCGGCGAAAAAACGATTATCAAATGGACAGAACAAACAACAAAAAAAGGCGAAAAATTTTGGTTTGATGCAAAAAACGGCAAAACAACAAAGATAAAACCGAAAATGGAATATTCCTGCAAATTAATTATTCAGTGCAAACATTTTCAAGTCGTTTCTCCTAACAAAAATGTATTTGAATGTTGTTCCAATATATTAAAAAATGTTCAAGATAAATTATTCAAATATCATACAGATGGTCTTATTTTTACACCAACAAATACTGGTGTCGGTGGAACTGGACCAGGTCTTGTTGGTCCATTGAATAACAGCACATGGGAATTATCATTCAAATGGAAACCAGTTGAACAAAATACAGTTGATTTTCTAGTAACTATCAAAAAAGATAAAACGGGAAAAGATGAAATAATAAATATATTTCAAGATGGTGTTAATACACTAGGTAATCAAATAATAGAACAATATAAAACATTGGAATTGATGTGTGGATATAATGAAAAAGAAGACGGATTTATGAATCCATATCAGGATATGTTGAATGATAATATTCCATTACCATCTACAAAAACAGGAGTAAAACAACAAGATTATAGAGCCGAATTATTTATTCCTAGCGATCCATATGATGTAAATGCATATATTTCAAAAATAAAATTAAAAAATGATGGGTCTAATTTATTTATGACATCGGAAGAAGGCGATTATTTCGAAGAGTTTAATATAGTAGAATTTAGATATGATAAAAACATGCCCGTAGATATGAGATGGGTTCCTTTAAGGGTTCGTTATGATAAAACGCAAAAATTGAAAAATGGAGAAAAACAATTTGGAAATGCTTACCGAGTTGCGAATAGTAATTGGCGTTCGATTCATTACCCTATTATAACAGATATGATTACAACGGGCGAAAATATTCCTGATTTAATTGAAGATGAAGGCGTTTATTATAAATCAAATAATCAAAATAACACACAAGGGTTACGTGATTTTCATAATTTATTTGTCAAAAAGAAATTAATAATGGGTGTTTCAAATAGAGATGACACATTAATCGATTATGCAGTTGGAATGGCGGGTGATTTGGCAAAATGGTCTGCAAGTAAATTATCATTCGTTTTTGGAATAGATGTATCTCCACAAAATATTCATAATAGGAAGAGAGGTGCTTGTGCAAGATATTTAAATCTTCGAAAAGATAATAATTCGATGCCAAAAGCAATATTTCTAGTAGGTGATAGTGGATTAAATATTCGTGATTTAAAAGCATTTACTGGTAATAAAGATGGAATGGTAGCGAATGCCATTTTTGGAAAAGGGTCGAAAGACACAACTATTATTGGTAAAGCAACTGTTGCACAATATGGTATTGGTGAAAATGGATTTAATATCAGTTCTTGTCAATTTGCAATTCATTATTTCTTTGAAAATCCTATAAAATTTCATGGGTTTATGCGAAATTTATCAGAATGTACCAAAATAAATGGATATTTTGTTGGAACATGTTATGATGGAAAATCGATATTTAAAATGTTACAGAAAAAAAAAGATGGTGAATGTGTTGCATTCAATACTGATGATAATAATGGAAATCGTGTGAAAATTTGCGAAATATGTAAAAGATATAATGATACTGGATTTCCAGATGATGAAACGTCATTGGGATATGCCATCGATGTTTATCAAGAAAGTATTAATAATATTGCACGTGAATATTTAGTGAATTTTAATTATTTGGAAGAAATGCTGTCTAATTATGGATTTGTATTAATAACAAAAGATGAAGCTTTACAAATGAAAATGCCGAATAATAGTGGTTTATTTTCAGAATTATATGAAGACATGAAACAAGAAATTAAACGAAATCCTCGACATGAAGCAGATTATAAAAATGCACCATTTATGTCATCGATTGAAAAATCACTTTCATTTTTGAATAGATATTTTATATTTAAGAAAACTACAAATGTAGATGCAAACAAAATTGCAAAGATGTTTTTGAAAGGTGCTAATACCATAAATACCACAATTGAGATGGATGAAATCGAAATGGAATTTTCAAAAACAATTAAAAAACAACGGGCAATTAGAGGAGAATTTAAAAAGACAAAAATGAGAACAAAATTACGCAAAACTGCCCCTGAACTATTTTCTGTTGTAGAAAGTGACAACTATCTTGATGTGAATACTTATTCTGTAGTTAATGCTGATGCTGATGCTGATGCAGTGAATATTGTTCATGCTGATGCTGATGCTGATGTTGATGCTGATGCTGATGCTGATGCTGATGCTGATGCTGATGCTGATGCAGTGAATATTGTTGATGCTTATGATGTCAATACCAATGATAAAACAAAAAACAGTTTGTACATAGATTATGGTAATGTAAACATTCCAAATATCAAATCAACTATTGCAAAACGATTCAAACGTAAAATATAATATGATATAATATAAATACAATATGAAAAACGTCGAATTCATACATAAATTGCCATCTGATATACTATCGCAAATTATTTCATATACATATAACACACAAAGCAAAGAATTATTGGAAGATATTGTGAATTATACAAAATTAAAAACACAATTATCACAATTATATTTTGATTTTTGGGTAATAGACAGAGAAGAACCAGAACCAGAAGATAAAAATTGGTTAATAAATGATATTTTTTCATATGCAAACGACGATAATCCTACCATGTTGGGTTATGTTGATAAATTTTACAATATATGTAAAAGAAATAAACAATTACAAACAAATGAAGACGTTGATAAATATGTTTTATTATTAGAAAAGAAAAATGTATCAACCCAAATAAATATTTTATTGGGATTATTACGACCTGATGAAAGAAACCTATTTATTTATATGTATCACTTATTTTAGTTATATGTATTCATGTAATGATATTCATGTAATGATATTACTATCCCTTAATGAATATAGAACATATAATGAATATAAATATATATTGATTATAATTTTAGTATAATGGCATTTTTTTTATTACCAAGAAGTAGTAATATATTATATAAAAATATTGAATATACGACGACAGAAGGCATACCAATATCAGTTATATCACAATCATTATGTTATTATTTATATAATATAAAAGAAAAAATAACATCAAGAGAAAAGCAATGGGATACATATAAAAAATATACAAATCCATATGAATATATTCATACAGGTGTTCCTTTGAAAAAAAAATCAGTTTCTAAATACAAACCTCTTTCTAGATCATATTTTAAAATGATTGAAATAATGAATACATTTCATATAAATTATACAGAACCAATTACAAGTTTTCATTTAGCGGAAGGACCGGGTGGCTTTATAGAAGCACTTGTTAAATTGCGAAATTCGAAAGAAGATACATATATTGGAATGACATTATTAGATGAAAATCGCAAATTTGCGAATATACCTGCTTGGAAAAAAAGCGAACAATTTTTCAAAACATATTCAAATGTCAAATTAGAAAATGGGAAAGATGGAACAGGTAATATTTTATCTTTGGAAAACTTTACATATGTTACTAAAAAATACAAATCGACGGTGGATTTTATAACGGCAGACGGTGGATTTGATTTTTCAATTGATTTTAATCAACAAGAAAGTTTTATTGGAAAATTATTATTTGCTCAAGTTGCATATGCGTTATCTATACAGAAATATAAAGGTAAATTTATATTGAAAATATTTGATTGTTTTATGCAACATACAATTGATATTTTGTATATTTTATCATCATTTTATGAAAAAGTATATATAATGAAACCACAAACAAGTCGATATGCGAATTCTGAAAAATATATTGTTTGTATCGGTTTTTTATATGATAATCATGATATGTTTTACAATTATTTAATGAATTGTTTTGAACAAATGTTAGATACAGAAAAAAATACATTGCGATTTTTAAATATCGATATTTCTTATTTATTCATAAAAAAAATGGAAGAATATAATGCTATTTTTGGACAAAAACAAATACAAAATATACATTATACATTATCATTAATGGAAACAAAAACAAAATTGGAAAAAATAGAAATGCTTATAAAAACGAATATTCAAAAATCAACGGATTGGTGTATTAAATATAATATTCCACATAATATATTAAATAATCCAACAAATATATTTTTAACCAATTTTTTATTAGAATTGAAGAGTTGAACCCTCAAATATTTATTTTTCTTCTTCATTTCATTTTATTTTATTTTATTTTCTATAAATAAATCGTTTTTTACATAAAATACCATTTCTTGGATTGATAACGGGGGTATATTTTGGTTTATCTCCTACTGATGTTTTCACTGTATATGGTTGTTCAGAAACACCATATGCTAATGCATTTGCGGCAGCTGTTCCATATGCAGATTTAATAGAGAAAGCACCAGTATTAATAGTATTGTATTTTAAACGTTGAATACGTGCACTCGATTCTACTGCTCCTTGAACCCCATATGCGGAATTATTGGGCTTGTAAATAAGAGTCACATAATTTGGTAATATACAACCACAATTAAATGCTGCATTTGGGCCAGAATAATCGCCTGGTATAAATCCAATTAGATTTCCAAAATTATTATTTAAAATAGTAATGGATGTGGTAATTTGTCCACTTGTCCAACCACCTGATGGTATACTATAACCCAAACTATAATTTATGCTATTTGCATTTAAATAAATGATTTGCGTGTTAGTATCATAACTAAAATTCATTAAAAATTTGTTTGTCCCATTGGAATTTACATATGTTTTGTTTGTATATTGTGCCGTTTGAAAAGCATTATTTAATGCGAAAATATCATATTTCCCATCTGGTATAGTTACTGTATAAGTTGTTGTAGTACCTGAAACACTCCATTTATATGTAAAAGTATTGTTATTCTTTGAAACAGAAATGAATGGTTGATAACAATGACTTAATCCACTAGGAGAATATATATTACTAGACGCTAATCCTGGTCCAGGTATTAAACCAGCATTTCCTTTTCGGATATAATGAAATTCATTTTGCTTTATTGTTCTATTTCGAGAAATTAAATATTGTTGCGTACTAGTACTATATATATCATTATTATTGTCTATATTGAATTTTTTTTGAATCATACCTGCACTTCGAACTCTTTTTCGTGCATTGTATGTAGGTGAAAAACAATTATTTGCAGTATTACATGCACCATTTTCTGCAGATATTGTTGTTTGATTAATGTCCAATGTATTTACTAAACCGTTTGAATATGTATGAGGTATTTCTGATACAATCGTACTTCCTGGCATATCTATATCTGTTATTTTAGTAGAAATACGTCCACTACAGGTTTTCATTACTGTTTGACCATTTATATTATGAATTTCTTTACGGAATATTTTTAATGGCAATGCTTTTCGAATTTGAGAAAGAGTTAGATTTGATGATTTATTTGAATTCTTTTGTATTGTTGCTACAACTTGAAATAATGTTTTTCTTTTCCATGCAGTAATTTTTTGTGGAAATCCAATTGGATAATTTGACATTTTTATATAGTATTTATATATATATTCCCATGAAAATTACTCTAAAAAACGTTATTTTATCTTTCATTATAATTTTTAATTTAGTAATTATTTTTTCCAATTTTAATAGTTATGAAGCTTTAGAAATTCGAATAAATGATTCTGAACCGAAACCACAATCTGACACAAGCAAAACCACCAGTAGTGATCCAACAAGTAGTAGCAGTAATCCAATAAGTAATGTATCGAATAGTGAAACACCAAGTAGTAATAAATCAAAATCTGAAACACCTCTTGGTAATGAAACATCTAGTGGTAATAATTCAAAATTTAATTATGAAACACCTATGTAAAGTGTCAATTGATATTTATAATCGCTTTATAAATGATATAAAATTTAAATATTTATTACTTTAGAAATGAATATTTTATTATATTCAAATGATTTTGATATATCAAATGTATATTTTTTAGATAAAAAAACAAATATGATTATGGATGGAGTATTCACAAAAATAATTTATTCGAATAATTGTATATCAATGAATGGTCTTTATATTGATGTTCCAATAAAAAATATAATAAATAAAAATAATTCAAAGAATATAATACAATTGGATACTGTTAATAATAAAGAAATAATTCAAAAAATGGTTGACATAGAAAAACAACTTCTCCATTATTATCTTCAATATTTTTCAGAAAAACGTGAAACAAATATACAAAATAAAACAATAATCTATAATTTAAAGAATCAGCTACAAAATGGATCAATCAAATATTACAAAGAATATGAATATTATTCTCAAAAACCATCCTCATTTTATATTAAATTTTCAGGTATTTGGGAAAATCAAACAGAAATTGGAATCACATTCAAATTAATAGAATATCAAAAAAAAATATAAAAATATATATTTAATATATTTTTATATGACTATACCAAAAATACTTCATCAAATCTGGATTGGACCAAAGGAAGCTCCTACAAATCTTATGAAAACATGGAAAGATAAACATCCCGATTTCGAATATATTTTATGGAATGAACAAGAAATTAGTAATAAATTACATCTAAGATGTAATGAAAAAATAAATATGATTTCCGAAATTAATGGAAAAGCAGATATTATTCGATGGGAAATATTATATCAATACGGCGGTTATTTCGTTGATGCCGATTCAATATGTATTGAACCATTTGATGAGTTTTTTGAAGGAAAAACAGCATTTGCTACATATGAAAATGAAAATGTTAGAGATGGATTAATTGCAACAGGAACAATGGGATTTATTCCAAAACATCCTTTATGTTCCGATATCATAAAATGGATATTAAGTAATGAATCAGATGAATTAATAAAAAAAACACGTGCATGGTTTAGTGTTGGACCAGCTCTTCTTACTAAAATGTTAGAAACTGGAAAATATCAGGATGTTTCAATATACCCAAGTCATTGTTTTTTACCTATTCATTTTACTGGAAGTAGACCATATGAAGGACATAAAAAAGTATATGGGTATCAAGAATGGGGAACTGCAAAACAAAGTTATGATACCATGAATTCAGTTGTATTACCAAAAGAATTATATGAACCAACTGAATGGGTTTCAGTATTAATCGCTAGTTATAATACAAATAATACGTATGTCAAAGAATGTCTGGATTCGATTAAATGTCAAAATGGATATTTTGGCATTGAATTAGTATGGATAAATGATGGTTCAACCGATGAAAATACAGAAATCCTTGAGCAATTATTACATCATTTTGAAAAATCTACACGATTTACACGTCTTGTATATAAAAAGAATAATAGTAATATTGGAACTGCAAAATCATCTAATGTCGGATTATCATTATGCACAAATGAATTGGTTTTTAAAATGGATTCAGATGATATTATGTTACCTGACCGTATTAAAATACAATTGTCATTTATGAATGAAAACCCGAAAGTGGTTATTTGTGGGACAAATATTAAATTATTTACTCAAAGTGAAACTGTTTTAGAATCAATTGGCAAGACGGAATTAATTGGCAAGAAAATATTTGTATCTGAAACAAATCACCCAAATATAATTACATGGAAGGATATATACAATAACAAATATAGTTGGTATATGAATAATCCCACGTTATGTTATCGAAAATCGGCTATTTCAAAAATTGGTAATTATAGAACGAATGATGACAGAATACTATATATTCATGAGGATTATGATATATTAGCAAGGATTTTAAAAACATATAACATTGCATATACATTACCTGATGTATTATTATTATACCGTATTCATAATAATCAGTTGACATATAATTTAGATATAAATAGTTATGAAAATATTACTTTAAGAAATGATATTATTGAATATGCTGAAAAAATGTTTTGATATTTACACCCTTGAAGATCTTAAATGGAACGCCTTTAGGCGTTCCACTAGATGTCTCAAGGGCAATATTATCGATAAATCAATTGAAAAGCACGGTCATCAAATATGACCGTTCCAATTCAAATGTTCATCGGTGTATAATGTCTCTATATTTACTCCATAACCATTCTCATACTTCCTCCCCTTCTAAAAGGTTTTTTTGGTATAAATGGTGTATTTCCATTTCTTATATCATAAATTTGGGTTAATTCTGGGTTTTGTATAATCGGTGTATCAAATGTAAATATATTTAAAAATGATGTATTATCATCAAATGTATAGGAAATATTTGAAAGTTTATTTAGTCCATCAATATTATTTTTGTATTTATATTCATCTGCATATCTATTAAATTCGCCACGATTTACAATTCTTGTTATTCCATCTTTTAATTGCAGAATATTTTTGTCTAATATAGGATAAAATTTACTTCTATCAATCGTTAATCCTTCTATATTTACACGATTATGAAGTGCGTTATCTTCATATCCCCATGCCCAATAATTAGGAAATCCATTAATTTTTTCAAAATCTGCACCAGTCATAGATACAATTCCACCAAGTGCAAAAGTGTATCCATAAAAATGTTTTACTTTTCTTTTTTCAGTTTCATAATTCAAAAAATTCTTATTATATGGCATAGTATCAACATCATTAAATACAAATGTAATATTTTGATAATCATTAGGATATAATGATTTTGCATATAGGAATCCTATATTTTTCATTGCTCCTCGATTGAATTCTCTATTATCATTTTGATGTGAATAAATAATTTTATAATCTGTTTTTTTATAATCTTCCATTATTTTTTTCATATGAAATGAAAAAAATCGTTGTTGTTCTTTTCTATCACGATATGGCACAATAAATATTATTTTTGGAATAGATGTAGTGGTTATATCAAGAGTCATATCTTCTTCAAATGTAATATTTGGTTCGATAATCTCTTCTTCGAAAATTTCTTGAATTGGCTCGATAGTTTCTTCTTTGACCGCTTCTTCTTGAACCGCTTTGATTTGTTCGACAGATTCGACGACAACTTCTTCTTGTTCAAATATAATATTATGTTGTATTGGTTCGACAACCACTTCTTGTATTGGTTCGACAACCACTTCTTGTATTGGTTCGACAACCACTTCTTGTATTGGTT